CCTACAGTTACACAAATGGGCCAACAGAAAAATGTTTCTGGTGTATTGCATTATGAAAAAGATAGAAAACTATCTAGTATAGAACTAAAAAGAATACAGGGTTTACCAGAAGATTATATATTGACTGGAACATTTAATCAAAAAGCAGAGAGAATATGTAGAATGGTTGCACCTCAATGCCTTGAAGCACTTGCCAGTTCAATATATAAAAATATTTTCTCTTAATGCTGTATAAATAGTAGTATCACGGAGTTGCCTATTTTAGGAACTTCATTTATTAACCTTGCTTCATAGAAGGAGGAAACCTCATGAACGCAAACCTTATTCGTTTCACCTCAGCAGATTTTGATCCATTTCGTAAGATGTCCGTTGGTTTTGATAGAGTATTTGACCAACTCACAAACGGTTCTCATTGGGAATCACCATCTTACCCACCGTACAATATTGTAAAGGTCGATAGATATAATCATATCATAGAGTTGGCTGTAGCAGGTTTTAAAAAGTCTGAACTCGATATCGAACTAGAGAAAAACATTTTAACGATTAAAGGAGAAAGTGAATCCTCTGAAAAACAGAAACTTGTTCATCAAGGGATAGCATCACGATCTTTTCATAGACGTTTTAGTGTTTCTGATAATGTTGAAGTCCGTGGTGCTTCTTTAGAAGATGGTATACTTTCTATTCACATGGAAGAAGTTGTACCAGAAGAAGAAAAACCTAAAAAGATTGAAATAGGTGAAGTGATTGATGTAAAAGAAAAAGAGTTTCTAACTGGTTAATCATCTCTCACAGTAGAAACGGGGGAGTAGAGAAATCTGCTCCCCTTTATCATAAAGAAAGGAAAGATATGACTTTACGAAAACCGGATTGGACGAGATATCTCCGTGATCCTAGAGCCATGAAAGAATGTTACAAAATAGAAATGATAGATAGAAAGGCAAAGGGGTTACAAGAATATTCTTGGAGTGATTGGAAGAAAGAACATTATAAACGTATAAGATATTTTAAAGATTATGCTCGACACGCAGAACAACATTTAGAATTTAACTTTGGTGAAAATCCTTGGTTAGATGTGGGCGGTAGTGGATAAGGATACAACCAATAGAAGGAAAATGATAATGCAACCATTGATCAAATGGGCAGGTGGGAAACAAAAGTTATTGGCACAAATATTACCACACATTCCGAAAGAGTACGATACTTATTATGAGCCATTCTTTGGAGGTGGGGCAGTCTTTTTTGCTTTGGAACCAAGAAAGGCTGTTCTCACCGATATCAATTCAGAGTTAATAAACTTTTATGAAATGGTTCGTGATGAGTTACCATTTTTGATTAGTGAAATTGACACTTATGAAAACACCGAAGAATTTTATTACAAGACAAGAGAATTGGATCGTTCTGTAGAATATAGATCATTAACAAACATTCAAAGAGCCGCAAGATTCTTATATCTCAACAAAACGTGTTTCAATGGATTGTATAGAGTAAACAAAGAAGGTTATTTCAACACACCATTTGGTAAGTATAAGAATCCAAAGTTTTATGACAAAGATAGAATCAAAAGAGCATTTCATTTATTTAATTCACCAAATAATATTGAAATACGATATGGAGATTTGAGTGAAGCAAAAAATGCAAGTTCAGATGATTTTGTATATTTCGATCCACCATATGTACCACTAACAAAAACATCTTCATTTACTGCATACACGAAATACGATTTTGATAATAAGAAACAAATTGAATTAAGAGATATATGTAATATATTACATCAAAGAGGTGTAAAGTTTTTATTATCCAACTCATATTGTGATTTTGTACTTGACTTATATCGTGATTATGATATACTAGAGATACAGGCAAGAAGATTCATAAATAGTAATGGTAGTAAAAGAGGACCTATTAAAGAGGTTCTTGTGAGAAACTTTTAAAACTATAGGAGAGAATAATGCACCAAGGACACTTGTTTAACACACTTTATCAACATTTTAAATCTGAAAAATTGAAGGCTATATCTACATTGGCAATCTACTTTGATAATGTTGTTGCAGTTGGTGATCATTCTAAAATAATAGATGATATGACCAACTTAATAATACGGGCAGCAGATGCAGAATCAGCCATAGAGGTATTAAAAAATGAATTTCCGAATTATGATGAGGGTAATTTCTAAGAGGTAAAAATGTCTGAAGAATGGGAACACGATCAAGAAGAAGAAAACGAAGGTATTCCTGAAGAAGAATTTAATCAAAACCTAGCAGACGCATTTGGTTTTCATTATGACCCTATGAACATAAAAAAAGAAAGAAATACACTTGATGAGTTCTTACTTGAAAAAGAAGATCGTATTGTCCCTATTATTAAACCAGAATACATAGTTCCAAATCATATGTGGGTAATGGAAAAACAATTTTTAGAATATGAAGATTTGGGATATATAGAAGCAGACACATATTATAAAACACAGATTAAATATTGGAATACCATGTACAAAGAGTTCTGTGATAATTATAAAATAGAAGAAGAATATGCGAGAGAGGTGTATAACTCACAACGATTGAATTAGAGGTCTTTATTTTATGCAGTTTTATACGAATGTATCAATATTGAAAAATGATGTGTACTATCGTGGTGTAGATGAGAATGGTAAACGTGTTCAGAAAAAGATTCCTTATCAACCACATCTTTTCATACCAGTCAAAGAAAAAACAAAGTTCAAAACATTAGATGGTCGTTATGTAGAAAAGATACGACAAGAGACTATCTATGAAGCAAAAGAGTTTATTCAAAAATATAAAGACGTAGAGAATTTTGATATCTTTGGTAATGAGACTTTCATCTATCAGTTTCTAGGTGATATGTATCCGAACAACATCAATTGGAACAAAGACAAGATAGTGATTTGGGCTCTTGATATCGAAGTTGCGTCTGAACGTGGTTTCCCTGATCCTGCTGATGCAAGTGAAGAAGTTCAATGTATTACTGTCGCAGACAAAAGTGGCTACAAGATGGTGTTTGGTCTTGGTGAATTTAAAACAGAAGATAAAACGATAGAATACATTCAATGTAAAAATGAAAGAGAACTACTTGAACGATTTCTTGAGTTTTGGATAGAACTGAAACCAGATGTAGTTACAGGTTGGAATACATCTTTATTTGATATACCATATTTGTATAGACGTATTGCATATCTCTTTAGTGAACCAAAGGCAAGACAGTTATCACCTTGGGGTTATGTGCAAGAAAAAAGTGTTATGCAATATGGTAAAAAGAACTTCGCATATAATCTTCTTGGTATATCTTCTCTTGACTATCTCGATTTATATAAAAAGTTTACTTATACCAGTCAAGAAAAATATACACTTGGTCATATCTCTTATGTCGAAGGTGTTGGTGAAAAGATAAACTATTCTGAGTATGACAATCTGCATACTTTGTATAAAGAAAACTTTCAAAAGTTTATAGAATATAATATCAAAGATGTAGAACTTGTAATGCAACTTGAAGAAAAGATGGGTTTGATTGACCTTGCATTGACTCTAGCCTATGATGCGAAAGTAAACTATCAAGATGTATTTTCTCAAGTTCGTATGTGGGATACTTTAATCTATAATCATTTGTGTAAAAAACATTTAGTGATGCCACCAAAAGAGAATAACAAAAAGTTTGATGCGTATGCAGGTGCGTATGTAAAAGAACCTGTTACTGGTTTTCATGATTGGGTTGTATCGTTTGATTTGAATAGTCTGTATCCACATTTGATTATGCAGTATAATATTTCACCAGAGACTTTGATTAATGAAAACAGACCAGACATTGATGGTAAAATAGATGTAGATAATCTTTTAGAACAGAAGATAAATCTAGATCCGCTCAAAGAAATAGACATGACAATCACACCGAATGATCAATTCTTTACAACAAAGAAACAAGGTTTCTTACCAGAGATGATGGAAAGAATGTATAATGATCGTGTTCGTTATAAAACAGAAATGATTGAAGCAGAAAAAGACTTAGAACGAAAACGAAAAGAAAAACCTCTTGCAAATCACAGAGAGATTATCAATCGTATCAGTAGATATAAAAATCTACAAATGGCAAAGAAGATTCAGTTAAACTCTGCATATGGTGCGTTAGGTAATCAGTGGTTTAGATTTTACGATATTCGTCAGGCAGAGGCTGTTACTCTTTCTGGTCAACTTGCTATTCGTTGGATTGAAAAAGAACTCAATGCTAAGTTCAATTTGATTCATAAAACAAAAGATAAAAGTTATGTGATTGCGTCTGATACAGATAGTGTGTATATTCGTCTTGGTGAACTTGTAAAGATAATAGGTATAGAAAACGAACCAAAAGAAAAGATTATTAATTGTCTTGATGAGATTTGTTCTAAGACTGTAGAAGATTGGATTAAATCTAGTTATAGACAACTAGCAAACTACACAAATGCATATGCACAGAAAATGGATATGGCAAGAGAAGTGATTGCAGATAAAGGTATTTGGACTGCAAAGAAAAGATATATTTTAAATGTGCATGATTCAGAAGGTGTTCGATATACAGAACCGAAACTAAAGATAATGGGTATCGAGGCTGTAAAGAGTAGCACACCATCTGCGTGTAGAGACAAGATTAAAGAAGCGTTAAGAATCATTATGACAGAGAATCAAGATACTTTAATACAGTTTGTCAATGATTTTAAAGAACAGTTTAAAACTTTACCACCTGAAGAAATATCGTTTCCACGTTCTATCAATGGTCTAAGTAAATACACATCTTCATTTGAATTGATAAAAAAAGGCACACCGATTCATGTTCGTGGTGCAATATTGTATAACAAACTATTAAAAGATAATAATCTATTAAATCGTTACCCAAGTATTCAAGAAGGTGAAAAGATAAAGTTTATGTATATGAAAGAACCGAATCCTTTGCGAAATAATATTGTTTCCTTTGCATCTTCGTTTCCAAAAGAATTTGAACTAAATAACTTTATAGATTATGACTTACAGTTTGAAAAATCATTCCTTGAGCCACTCAAAATAATATCAGAAAAAATAAGTTGGAAGTTAGAAGAAACTGCATCATTAGAGGAGTTCTTTGGGTGAAATATACACCATATCATATGAAAGATGTGCATGATGCATCTTCACAAAATAAATTTAAAGTGATATCTACCTTTGCTGGTGGCGGTGGTTCATCAACAGGTTATCGCCTTTCTGGTGGTAAAATACTTTGCATCAACGAGTTTGTAGAAGAAGCAAGAACTACATATGCAGAAAACTATCCAGATACACCAATCATGCCTGATGATATTAAAGAACTTACAGGTGAAGATATTTTAAAAGTAGCAAACATAAGTCAAGGTGAACTTGACATTTTAGATGGTTCGCCTCCATGTTCTGCGTTTTCTGTTGCAGGTTCTTTATCTCATAATATACATGAAGAAGAACGTGTTGATTTATTTGGTGATGTAACTGTACAAAAAGTAAGTGGTAAACATTCTGATGGTTGGGGTAAAGTAAAGAATTATTCTGATGATAAGAAAGTAGAAAATATTGAAGATTTGTTTTTTGAATTTTTACGAATCGCAAAAGATATTCAACCAAAAGTAATCGTAGGTGAAAACGTAAAAGGTCTTACTATTGGAGAAGCAAAACAATACTATCATAAAATTACAAATGGCTTTGAAGATATAGAATATGATGTTTCATCAAAAGTTTTAAATGCAAAAAACTTTGGTGTTCCACAAACAAGAACAAGAGTATTCTTTATAGGTATTCGTAAAGACATTACAAGTAAAACAGGCTTATCATTTATGAATATTGCAAGTGTGTTTCCAAACGAAAACAAAGATATTGTAACTTTAGAAGAAGGTCTAGAAGATTTAGAGATTGATCAAGAAGAAGCAAAAATGTTAAAAGAAAGATGGCAAAAAACAGCATACTATAAAGCAACAACAAGTTTGATGCCAGACGATCCAGAAAAAGTTCTTAGTGGTGATAATTATGGTAAAAAGAATAAACACTTTAATGTAAAACGTGCATCAAGATTTGCACCAGCATCAACCACAACAGCTATGGGTTCTGGTGCTACCAATGCAGGTATGATACATTGGAATG